GATAAATTTTACAAAACTTTAGAAATTTTAGACAAAGCTAAAGGTAGTGTTATTCCTATAGGCTCGGCAACATCTTTATTAGATACTAAAGCAAAGTTTTCTCCAACTACTAGATTACTAGGTAATGCGTTTAGGGAAGATTTTGATAGGACATTTACTTCAGTAACTACAAAAAAAGTAGAGTTAGGACACGGTGAAAAGTTAGATATTCTTAGAGGAGACTATCACAGATTGTTTGATGAAGCTACTGCTCCTTTAAGAAAGACAGGAGCTTTTAAAGAAAGTGACGAGTTAGCTGTAATAAGAATTATGAGAGGTGCTAAACCTGAGAAGTATGGAGCTGAAGTACAACAAGTTGCTAAAGATTTAGAAGCTTTCTTTAATAAAGTATTTGATGATGCTGTTGACGCAGGTCTTATACAAGAAGAAAGAAAACTAGCTAATTACTTTCCTAGAAGTTGGAATAGAAAAGCTATTGAAGATAACAGACCAGCGTTTCAACAAAAGTTAATAGATGAAAAAATTGTAAAGGATGAAGCAGAAGCATCAAACTTAGTTGATGGTATGTTAAATAAAAGAAACGAATTGTTTTCTTCTCATTCTGTTTTACTAACACAAGCAAGGGCTTTTAAAGACTTAGACGATAATGCGTTTGAAGCATTCTTAACTACTGATTTTAATACTGCTATTAATTATTATATGAATGCAGCTAATACTATTCAACATAAAAAAAGTTTTTTACTTCCAAAATTTACTCCTAAATCAAACAAAGCACAGTTTGAAGAAAGGTGGCTAGACCCTATAGATAAAGAACTAAGGGAAGCTAGAGGGCAAGGTAGAGGACTTACTTCATCAGATAGAACAAGCATTATAAAATTATATAAATCTGTAACTGGACAAGTTAATTATTTTGATAGTGGTTTAATGCAGGGTGTTTATGATGCTACAAAACTTGCAAACTCTGTAGCTTATCTACCACTTGCAACAGTTTCATCATTGACAGAAGCATTGATACCTCTTACAAAAACAGGTGGTTCAGTGACTGGTCCTGCTAAAGATGCACTTAAAGGAGTAGCAGAAGGACATAAAATATTTGTTCAAGATATACCTGTACTTCTCAGAGCAAAACATAAGATGAAAGACTCTGACATTCAAAAAGAAATGCAACAAGTTTTTATGGCAATGGACGAAGCATTTGCAGAATCTACAAACAGATTAACTGGAGAAGGATTACAGAACGAGGCACTTAAAAAAATAGGTAGAGGATTCTTCAGGCTTAATATGCTAACACCTTGGACAAAAAGTGTGCAACTTGCTTCCTTCAATATAGGCAAAGGATTAATAAGAGAAAACTTAGAAGCTCTTGATAAACTTGCTAAAGAAGGGGTAGATATCTTTGATGAGTCTAAACTAATGTCTCAGGCTATATCTGATAAACGTGCAAAAGTAAAATCAACTAGTAAAATAAGAGATGTTCAGCTTTTAAAAAGTGAACTATACGATTTAGGTATTGATGTAGAAGACGGTATTAGATGGTTAAATGATGGAGCAAAGACAACTTTTGGTGCTGAAAGAAAAGACGGTGTACTTACTGGAGAAATAAAGTATGCTGATGATTTTTATAAGTCTGTGGTTCAAGGAGCAGGTAGGTTTGTGAATGAAGTAATCATGCCTGTAGGAAGAGATAGGGCTAGGATACCAGTATTCATGACTAATCCTAAAGTAGATATACTTACACAGTTTTTAAGATACCCTGCTGTTTTCAGCAATACAGTATTGAAAAATTATATAAGGTCTGCAATTGTAAACCCTAAAGTAAATGGTGCTAAGATGGGAGCATTTGCTTTAATGACTGTAAACATAGCTTTAGCTACAAACTACTGGAGGTCTAATAAAGAAAATAAAGATAGGATAGTTGAAGAAGGATTAGAAGGAAAAGACATAAGGAAAGCTTTTCAACGTGTAGGTTTGTTAGGTCCTCTTGATTATGGTTATCGTTTTTCAGACTCTTTAGAGTACACTAAAAATCCTGCAGTTTCTAGTATTAGTCTGGGCGGTCCAGTCATGACAGATACTCTTGGATTGCTTCTAGGAAGAAGAGGAGTAACTGAAACATTAGCTAGGAAAGCTCCACTAATAGGCACAGCCGGAATGGTAGACACTTATTTTGGAGAGTACTTTGAAGAGAATCCTTATGATGAGCTTATAAAAAAAGCTAAAGAAATAGATAAAGAAGGTAATTATCTTTTAGGTATTAAAGACAGACCAAAGGATAGGAAGTATACTAGAACATATGAAAGGTCTTACACAAGAAATTATGCCACAGGTGGTTTAGTAAAAGGTAAAGACGATGTTCCACAAACTAAAGAAAATCCTGCTGATAGAGTAGACCCTAATACAGGTAAACCTTACTCTGACCAGATGGGTAGGTTAGGTTTAAATATCGGTGGAATGATTGCTAAACAAGTTTCAAAAAAACTTACAGGCAAACCTAAAGGTATCAAAGCTTATCATGGTTCTCCTGTAGAGTTTGATGAATTTAATACAGAATTTTTAAAAACTGGAGAAGGTGTTAATGCTTTTGGAAAAGGTTTATATTTTACAGAGACCGAAGACATAGCTAAAGGCTATAAGAAAACTTTATCTAAGAAAAAAGAAGTAGAAGAATTGCGTAAACAAGAAGATGAATTATTAGAACAATATTATAACTTAATATATGACAAGTCTCCTGATAAATTAACAAAGTTAAAAAAATTAACTAAAGAAGAAGATAAAAAAGCAAATAATTTAATGGATGAAATTAATTCTTTAATAAGTAAAGGAGATAGTATAGATTTAAATATATCAAAACCTAAAATGTTCCCGGGTAAAATGTATGAAGTAAATATAAAAACTAATCCTAAGAAACTTTTTGATTGGGATAAGACTATGTCTAAACAGTCTGTTGAAGTACAAGATGCAGCTATTATAACACTGCAAAAATTATCAGACGATGAATTAGAATTTTTCGTAGGTAAGTTTGGTAATTATCCTGCATGGACTAGAGATGAATTTTCAGACAGACAACAGTTAATGTTTGATGCTAAAGTAATATTAGATGATATGAAGGGTGAAGATTTTTTACTAGGTATAAATCAAATAATTGGTAAAGAAAAAGGTTTTGTTGTAGAAGATGTTTTATTAGAGAAAGGTGTACCCGGAATACAATATAACGATGGGTTTAGTAGAAGTAAAACTAAAAAGAAAAGTAAAAACTACGTAATCTTTGATGCTCGTATCATTGACATATCTAAAAAGTATGGTATAACTATACCGGCAGCAGGTAAGTTACTAATGGAAATGGATGCAGAGAATAAAGAAGAAGGAAGAGAACCTTTTAATCAGGGTGGACTAGCTCAAACTATTTTAAGTGCTATACAGAAAGACCCTGATAGAAATTATACTGATGAAGAAATACAAGTTTTAGAACAACATGCTGATTATGTAGGTAATGCTGAATCTGATAGGATTTCAGATAGAATACAAATGGGAGGAGGACCGGGAAGAGGTAAGTACCAATATGAAATATCTACTGAAAATAAACCGGGACAACAGGGTGCAAAAACTGCTGTTAATAGATATATTAATTTAAAAAATAAATATGGTATTCCTTTAACAAAAGAAGATATGTTATTAAGTCAAGATAAAAATCCTGATTTTTCAAAAATTTCTGAAGATATGCAAGATGCTATTTTCTATTCAGATAAAGCAATGGGAAATATGCCGGTAGGAGATTTAGTTAAAGGTAAGTTATCACATGAAAATGCTTGGGCAGATTATCATTGGGCTGGAGACCCTAAAGAAAGACAAGACAAAATAAATTATTTTATTGGTAAAAATTATTAGTATGGGTTTTCCCTTTGAAATAATAACTATGCTTGGCTCTACTGTACTTGGTGGAGTTATGAGTGTCTGGGCAGAGAGTCGTAAGGCTAAACAAGACAACCAGAAGTTACTTATAACACGTGGCGAGTTTGAAATG